CGCGCTGTTCGTCAGCGCCTCGAGCCCTTCGCCGACCCGGAACTGATACGACGGATCGACCGAGAGATCGGCCGCCGTCGTCGGCGCATAGTCGTCATAGGCGAACGGCGTCGCCGAGGTGTACTCGTCGTACGCGAACTCCGGCGGCGGGACGTAGGCCGGCGGCACGAACACCGGCGTGTCAGGCACATAGCCCGGCACTTGCACCCCGGTGCCCAGGTCGCGCGGCGGGGCCGGCGTATACCCCGGCGCCGCCGTGGCCGGCGGCGGCGTGTCGAACCCGCCCCCGACCGTCGAGACCGGCGGCGGGACGTAGGCCGGCGCGGTCGGCCCCGTCGGCGGCGTCACGGCCGGCGCGGTCGGCGCGGGCGGCTCCGTCGCCGGCGGCGGTTCCGGCACCGCGCCCGGCACCGGTTGATCCCACCCCAGGTAGTTGATCGCGCCCTGCCGCGCGTCATCGTGCGACATGCCCTGGCGGCGGAAATCTTTGTAGACGCTCACGACGTCGTCGGGCGTGCCGTAGCTGTCCGGGATGCTATGCGCCGCCATCCAATCGGCGCCGAACGTCCGCGTCGCGTTCAGCTCATCGTCCGTCCACGGATCCGTCGTCGTGTCCGGATCCGGCGCGAGGGAATCGTCAAACGCCATCAGGAGCCCCCTTCTACGCGGCGAAATAGTCGCGGACCGTGCGCCGCTGATACGGATCGACCGTCAGCGCCGGATTGACCGGCGAGGTTGCCGCCGGGGACACCGCCGGCACCGTCGACGGTTGCGCGTAGCGCATCGCGGCGCCCACCGTGCCCGGTGCCGCCGCCGGCGCCGCACCGCCCACCGGCTGCGGTTTCCACACCCAATCGCCCTCGCCGAACCCCACGCGCACCCACCCGAGCCCGGGCACGTTGATCTTGGTGCGTTCCCCGACTTGGTTCGCGGGCGTCAGGGTGATCCCGGCCTTCGACAACGCCCCCGACTGCTCGAGATCGAGCAGTGTTTGCTGCGTGACCGGCTTGCCCGCCACTTGCGACTGAAACCACGCCTGGTAATCGCCATTCGGCACGCCGGCCGCGGCCGTCCCCGGTGTCCCCGGTGTCCCCGCCCCGGCCGCCGGCCCCGCCGCCGCGCCCGCGATCGTGCTGCGATACTCGGGAATCTCCATCTCCGGAATATCGCGCGCCGCCACGCCGTACTGGGCGCCCAAGGCGTTGATGTTTCGCGCCCGCGCCGCGCTGCCCGCGTTCTGGTAGACCTGCGCGGCTTTCCATTGGTCGTAGTTGCCGCGCTGCGCCACGTCCGCATCGATCCGCGCCTGCGCCGCCTGCTCTTTGGTGAACGCGAGCGCCTCCGCCGCCGACGTCGATTGGAGATCCGCCGCTTTCTCCGCCGCGGTCGTTTGCGCGCCCACCGCCTCGCGCGCGGATCCCGCTTGTTTATTCGCCGAGTAGATGCTCGCGGCCGACGTGCCCGCCGCCACCGCGATCGCGATCGCCGTGCCCGTGCCTACACACATGGCGCCCCCTCTGCAGGCTCGAGCGAGCCCGTCCCGAACACGAGTTGGATCAAGCGCGCATCCTGGCCCGCGGTGCCGTAGTTCTCGAGGATGGCGCGCGAGTGAAAGCACGGCGCCGGAAAGAGCACCAGCCGGCCCGGCGCCGCGCGCACCGTATGCCACGGCGCCCAGCGGTCGAGATCCCGCCACTGCGCCCACTCCGCGCGAAACTCCGCCTCTGTGGTCGCCGTCGACGCCGTGGCGCCCGTGTCCCGATGCCGCCAAAACGTCGTCCCGTCCCCAGGCGCCGGCGCGTCGGTCAGGTACAGGATCGCGGTCCAGTCGCCCATATCGCGGTCGGTATGGACGTAATTCGGCTCGAGCTGCCCCGCGGGCGATTGCCGAAAGAACGTGAGCGTCGGCCGCGCCTGCGGGTAGCGCGCCCGGATCCAGTCGACGAGCGTCTGATCGGGACACTCCGCGATCCCGTGGAACGTCGCCCCGCCGATCGCCACCGACCCGAACGGCCGATCGCGCGCGAACGCCGCATAGTCGGCCGGCAACACGTCATCATGCACGCGGATCGCGTCGACGCCCACGACCGCCGACGCGGCCGCGATCGAGGCGAGTGGCGGTGCCCCCAACGCCACCCGATCCCGACACGCGGCCGCGACGTCGTCGATCTGAGAGGTCTCAGAGGTCTGAGAGGTCTCAGGCGGATCAGCCGCCCCCGCCGGCAGCGTCCGCGCGTACGTGGTTTCGATCGGCGTGTAGCCGAGCCGCTGGTAGACGCGCGCGAGCGCCGGCGTCGAGACCGGCGCCACCATCTGGATCCGCGTGACGCCCTGCGCCCCCGCCCACGCCTCCGCCTGGCGCAGCAGCCGCAGCCCGGCGCCGCGCGCCTCCGGCTCGACCCACCAGAACAGCTCGCCCGCCACGAGCTCGCCGCCGAACAGCGGCCGGAAAATCTGCATCCCCAACATGCCCGTGATCTGATCGGCCGCCTCCGACACCAGCAGCAGGCCGCGCGGGTCCGTGATCGCCCGTGTCGCCGCCTCCGCCATCGCCGCCGGATCGTCGGTCAGCGTCGCCGCGTAGGCACTCGCGCCCCGGAACCGCTGCCCCATCGCGACCAGCCGCGGCACGTCGCCCAGCGTCGCGACCCGGATCCCGTGCGCCGGCGCCACCGCCGGCGGATCGTCGAACTCATAGGTCGACCGCGCGACAAAGGCCATTTACGTGTTCACCGTTTCAATCACGACGCTGATCGTGTAGGTCATGGCCGGCGCCCCGACCGAGGTGTACGCCACCGCATACGTGATGGCCGTGGCCGCGTCCGCCCGCACCAGAAACGATCCGCTCTGCACGCTCGTCGGCGTGTTGCCCGTCAGCGCCGGCCCGACCTGCGCCACGTTCACCCCGCTGTCGGTATTCGCGACCGTCACCGTCACCGCACTCGAGACGCCCGCCGCCTGCGTGATCCGCACATTCCACGACACCCGATACACGCCGAAGCTGCCCTGCGCGACGAGCGCCGTCGCCCCGATCGCCGCCGCCTGATTCACGAGCGTGAGGGACTTCGCGACATACGCCGACGCTTGCACCCGCCCGATCAACGCGACCGACAAGTACCGATACCAGACCGACGTGATCCGGAGCGTCTCCGCCTCGACCACCGGCGCCTCGTTCGGGAGCGGCTCGAGATAGGTCGCCATTCACGCCGCCGCCTCATTGTTCAGCGACGCGCCCATGATCCGCCACGCGATCGGATCCGTCATGGTGATCTCCGGCACCCACAGCCGCGGCGAGCCCAGCCGCGTCCAGAACACCCGGCGCCGATACTCGCCCATCCGGCCGGCACTGGCCTGGCGCTCGTTGCCCCAGGTCTGCCCGCCATCGGCCGACGCGCGGAACATGACTTGCGGATCGACGCCTTGCCCGACCGCGACGCCGAGCCCGACCTCCATCAGCAGTTCGAACCGCCCCAGGCTGATCCGTTTCTGTTCGTTCACCAGGACCGGCGCCCGCCGCAGCCGGCGGATCGCCGTGCCGTCGGTTTCCGTGCCGAACGTGACATCCATCGCGGAGATCACGCCCGTCGCGTCGCCCGTGAGTTGCAGCCCGTTGCTGTAACACCGCACCCGCGGCGCCCACACCTCGTACCGATTCGCCGCCGGGATCCACTTCCCGCGCTCCGCCCAGAGCTTCGTGGTCAGGTCATACACCCACGTCGCGCCCGCACTCGGAAACCGCAGCACATAGAACACATGCCCGGCATCCTGATAGATCAGCCCTTCCGCGTCCGTGATACTCGACGTCCGGGCGTACTCCGCGATCGTCGTGTTGAGTTCCGGCGTGCTGATCGGCACCGGCGCGTAGCCGGCGGCCAGGACGACCAGGCCGGCGCCGTCGCGGTTTTTCGCCAGCCAGAACAGGTTGCCGCCCGAGGCCGCGACCGAAAACGGCGCCGCGATCCCGTAGGGAATACTGAGCCCCGTCCGCGGGACGAACGGAAACGGCGTCGCGCCCGAGTCATACCAGATGTCGGACGTTTGCTCGCCAAACAACCAGATGTCGGGCGCGTTGACGATCATCGCCCGCCACGGGTCCGGCTGCTGACTGCGCGCCACGAACTGCGTGGGCGCCCACGTCGCGCCGTCGTTGCTCGCGGAGATCCGCAGCCGACCCGAGGCCGCGTTGAACGCGAGAAAGAACGTATCCAACATGCCGATCTGCGTCGCCTCGCCCGCGAGCACCAGCGTGACGACGTTGGACGCCAGGACATGCAGGTACGCGTGCCCCCCGCTCGAGACGAGGAGCTGCCCCGCCGGCCCGTTGCTCACGATCTGCGCGAGCCGCGCATCCTCCTGCACGGTGCCCCGCGCCGCAAAGCCCCCCTGCAGCGGAAAGAACTCGTAATAGACCCCGCCGACCACCCCGAACGTGCGCGCCGCCATGTCGAACAGCGCCCGCGCCCCGACATCCGGCACCGTGATCCGCGGCACGAACCCCGGCGTGGGATAGAGCGCCGCTTTCGTCGACGCGCCGGCCGAATCGATCGGCTCGACGTACAGGTTCATGGTCTGTTCGTTGTCGGCGATCAGACTTTGCGAGGGATTCGAGCCGAAAATGAAGCCCGGGAACGGCGGCATCAGAACCCCGCCCGGCCGCGGCGCCACGTCCCCGGCATCCCCGCGTCCGCCGTGCGCAGCCGCGGGATCTCCGTATTCGCCGCCCACACCCGCGCCCGTGCCGCCGCGGCATCCCGCGCGAGTTGCGGCGGGACCGACTTTTCGTACGCCGCCGCGACCCGTTCCGCCAGGGTCTTTTGCAGCATTGACCGATACCCCGGCGGGAGACTGAACGTGTCCGTGAGGATCAGATCCGTCAACACCTGGCGCGTCGAGAGATCGATCAGGCCAGGCGCCGACGGCCGCGGCACGAAATACAGATGCCCATTCGGCCAGACCGGGTTGTACCAGACGTCGGTCGGTTGCGGCGCGGTCTGCGCCGGCGCCGTGAGCGCCTGAAACCAGGCCCGATCGCGGATCGTGATCGGGACGCGTTGCTGACCGACCGTGATCGCCACCCCCTCGATCGTTTCCGGACGCTGCGCCACCACGAACGTACCTGTCGGCCCGATCAGGTGCGGCTGCAGGCCGGGCGTGAGCGTCCACCCCGAATAGACCTGCGCCCACACGGCCGCCCGCTCCGCGTTCAGTTCGTCCAGGTACGTGTTGAGTTCCCCCAGCACGAACACCGCATCGTCGGCGCCCAGGACTTCGCCGGCCGCGAGCACATTCAGATCCAGCAGCGCCCGCTCGCAGACGTCGCGCGCCGTGATCACGACCGGCGCCACGGCGCTATTTCCCCGCCGGCTTATTCGCCTCGTTCGCGTCGACGCACCACCCGTCGGCCACCGCGGCCCGCGCCTCCGTCTCGTTCTCGACCCGGAGAAACAGGCCGCCGGCTTTGTGGAGCTGCCGCGGATACTCGAGCGTCATCAGTGCATCGCGCACGCGCGCCTTCGGCGCCGGCGCCTCGTCCTTCGTGCGGTCAGACATCAGTGCCATCGTCGTCACTCCTACAGGAATCCCGCCCGGAGCGCCGCCCACGCGACGCCCCAGGCGAACGGTTGACTACTCCGGCTTACAGCGCGACCGCGGCCGCGATCGTCCCGAACGCGTACACGCCCCACGCATCCGCCGTCGTGCCTTGCGCGACGGCCAAGCACACGAGCTTCAGTTGCTTGCTCGAGAGCGTGGCGATCGTCAGGAGCGGGGAGACGCCGGCGATCGCGGGTTTCGTGATGCCGACGCCGAGCCCGACCGTCAAGAGCGAATCGCCGTAATTGACCACGTTGACGTCGAACGACGTCCCGACCGCGACGCCCGGAATGGCCGCACTCAGGAGCGCCGCCGTCGGCAGCGTGAGCGTTTGCGCGTCCTGACAGTCGACGAGGAGCAGGCCGCCGAGCAGCTCCGCCGGCGTCAACACGCGCACGCCGCCCGCGGTGGACAACACGAGCGGCGTCGGGACGATCTTCGGGAACACGAGCGACGAGAAATGCGGCATCCCCCGCGCCGGCGTGAGGGGTTGATTGATCGGCATACACGGCACTCCTTCACAAAGGGAAACAGACGTTTCTGCGAACTCTCAGAACTCTGCGACCGACGCGCGGGCGGCCGCCAATGGCCCGTCAACGGCCGCCCGGCGGACTGCTACGCGCTGGCGATCGCCACCGCGCACGCGTCGTTGTAGAAATCCCCGAGCCCGATCATCCAGTCGAACCGATTGATGAACCGCGACAGGTTGCCGTCCCATTCGCGAATGAACCGGATCGTGAGCCCGCTATCGGGATCCCGTTTCTGCGAGACCAGCTCGACGCTCGAGGTTTTCGGCTCCTCGAGTTCCACGCCGACCAGCGCGAACGCGTTGCGCTGCAGCGCGAGCTGGATCGTCCCGGAATGCGCCACCGTGGGCGCCGCAGTGCCCGGCCACATCGTCAGCGCGGCGCCGGCAATCGGCAGCGCGTCGACGTTCTGATACTGCGAGCCCGGCCCGTACATCGCCGGCGAGAACTGGATCACCATCGACGTCGCCGCGCCCGTCGCCGCCGCCAGGATGGTGAACGTCTTCGTCGCGGTGCCGAACGTGCGCCGCGTCATGGGGTTGGTCGGCAGGACGGCGTTGACCGCGAACTTGTCGCCGACTTTCACCGTGTCCCCGTTCGCGCACGTCACCGTCATCGACGTGGCGCCATCCGTGACCGCCGTGGTCACCGTCACCGCGCCGGCCCAGACGCCCGACGTGTGCCGGAACAGCGACATGGACGTGTAGAACTCGAACCCGTCCGCCTCGCCGACAATGCCCGTCCGCCACTGTTTCGACAGCGTCGTGACCGGGTTGAAGTACGTCACCGACGACTTTTTGAGCGCCCGATTGACGGCCGGCGTGATGATCATCGCGCGGTCTTCGGACGGCGCCCCGAGCTCGTCCATCTTTTGCTTGGCGAGCGCCGACACCGAATCGAAATCGACCGGATCCGTCCCCAGGATCCCGCCCATACTCGCCGCGTGCTGATACGCCCACATCGCGCACGCGTCGTCGATCGACTGCTGCGCGTAGGCCATGCACGGCGCGAGGATCTCCTTACTGACTTTCTCGCGGCCCCGCGGCGCCTTGAGCGCCTGCTCCGCCGAATCCCAATCGAACGCGATCTGGAACGGCTCGAGAAACGAGATATTCGCGTGCAAGCGGTTGATCGCCTGCGGCTGATACGGCAGGCCGCGCGCGACCGTGAAGCGTTGCGGGTACGGGACGCGGATCGTGTCGCCGACCGGGAACTTGAGCTTGAACTCTTTGCTGTAGTCGGTATTGAAAAACTGGCTGACCGCGCGCTTGTTCTCGAGGAGATCGAGACACTCCATCGCGAGCCAATCGGCGTACTCGAATTGATTGCCTGCCATCGCGTTACCTCAGTGCGGCGGCCCGCTGTTGCAGCCGGGCGGCCCGATACGCTGCGACGTCGCCGCGCGCCACGGCACTGTCGACCGGATCCGCCATGTGGGCGGCCCGGTTGCCAAGCGTGACGGCCGGCGTCGGCGCGTCGGTGATGGTTTTCGGTGCCGCGGCCGCTCCCGCGGCCGTCGGCGTCAATCTGGCCTCGAGCCGCGAGAACTCGCGCACGACGGCCCGCCGGTTCGGGAGAGCGAGCAGCTTCGCCTTCTCCTCCGGATGCGCGGTCAGATGCTCGAGGACTTGCAGCGCGACGTCGGAATCGAGGATTTCATCCGCGAGATCGTTCGCGGCCGTCGGGTGTTTCCCCTGCGCCTGCGCGTAAGCGCGGGTTTCTAACGCCGTGAGGTCCGGATCGATCCGCTGGATCACCTCCGCCGGATCGCCGACGGCTTTGATCTGATCGTGAAACTTCGTCGCGCGCTCATGCGCGGCGCGTTGCGCAGCGGTCTGCGACTGCTGCATTTGTTCCGTGGCCCGTTCCACTTCGCGATCGAAGCGGTTGAGGTACCGGAAATAATCCGCGGTCGACGCCTCCGGATGCGTGGTATAGAACGCCGCTTCCTCGAGCGCCGGGCGCGTGATGTCGACCGGGACCGCGCCCGCCTTCGGCGCCCCCGCCTCCGGCCGCGTGTCGTGGCCGTTGCGGGGATCGCCCGCCGGCGCCGTGCCGCCCTTGAGCCGCGCGTTTTCGGCTTTCAGCTCCGCGACCGTGCGTTCGTACTCGTTGATGGTCTGCTGCCGCTTGGAGACCTGGCGATCGGGCGTGGCGCCCGGCGCCGGCGGCGTGGCCGCGGGGCCGTTCGTCTCCGCGTCGCCCTTCCGGGCCGCGGCGGTCCCCTGCGCCCGCTGCAACGCCGCGTGCCGCTCCGGATCGCCGCGTTCGGCGCGTCGCGCCTCGCGATACGCCGCGACGTCGTTCGTCGCCACCGCCGTGTCGGCCGGCGTGACCGCGACCGGCAATCCCGTCGCCGCCGCTGTGCCCGTCCCCGGCTGCGCGGGTGCAGCCCCAGTGCCGTCGTCCATCGTCCACCCCGCGCACGTCACCCCGCCGCGCGAAGCATCCCCGTCCGAGTGATCCCACAACGCGAAATGGCGTGGCCCGCGGCCCTCCGAGTACTCGAGGGTGCGAACACACGCCATCGCGTCGTGTGATCCGTGTCAGCGTCGCAGCGGTCGGATGATCTCCGCGTTCGGTTGCAAGCCTAGCGACGCCGTCCGGGTGAAACTCTTACATCGTCATCGGTGCCCGTTAGTCTGCAGACTTGTGATCACCGGATGCAACCGCGTCACAGCGCGCCCGCGTCCGCGGTCCCCGCGGGTGCCTCGAGCGGCGCCGCCTGCGCGAACAACTCAGCCTGCTGCGCCCCCTGCTCGAGCGCCTGATCGTGCGCCTGCTGCCCCTGCTCGAGCGCGTGCGCATGCTCGAGCGCCGCCATGCCGACGTCGTGCGCCGCGTCGCGCTGCGCGCCGGCGGCATCGGCCGCGAGCTCCCGATCGAGCGCGATCGCCTCCTCCTGCGCCTCGAGCGCCGCGTTGGTCGTGCCCTTGGCGGCACTGATCCGCGCCGCTTCCAGCTTGGTCGCGTTATCGGCGATCGTTTTCCACCGCTCAAAGGCGAGCTCGAGCGTTTTGAGCTTGACCTGCACGCTCCCCTTGATCTGATCCGTCTCGATCATTTTCGCTTGCTGTCCCGCGATCTGCTGCAGCTTCTGGAGTTGGCCCTCGAGCTCGCCGATGTGCTGCTGCGCCTGGCGCGGATCGGCCTTCTGCTTATCCTGCGGGCTGATCGTGTCCGCCATCTCATCGCCGATCGGCCCCAGGTTCTTGAGCCGGATCGCCGACGCGATCAGTTCCGTCATTTTCTGCGGGCCGACGACTTGCGCCAGTTGCGGATTCCCGATCACCTGATCGGCGAAATCGGACGCCGCATCGCGTTCGCTGTCCTTCTTCGGCCCGACCGAGATCGTCACGTCATGTTCGCCGCGCGCGGTGTCGATGAGCCCGGCGAACCCCTCCGGATTCTGGGCGGCCGGATCGTTGATCCGGACCATCTGCGGCTGATCCTTCGCGTCGCGCAGACTGGTCTCCCGCGCCGTGTCGTAGTACTTCGGAATGCACTCGTTCAGGATCGCGCCGGCGCGCATGACCGCTTCGTCGTGATGGTCGACGAAGTGAAACGAGCCCTTCTGCGCGGTGTCCTCGATCTGTTTCAGCGCCACGCCGCTCTTTTCGTTCCGGCGTTGCGCCGACGTCGGCAGCGGGGACGCGCCGATCGCCGCCTGAATCGCCCGCCGCGCGCCTTCCGCGCCCATCTCGAGCGCCGCGATCGGCGGTTCGTAGGGTTGCCGCGTGGGCGGCCCGAGCCCGCCCTCTGGCTGCGCCGCGGTCTTGCTCAGGTACTCGACGACCGCGACCGGCTGACTGAGCGACTGCACGAGCAGTGCGAGGTTCGCCGCGTCGAGTTGCCCCTTCGCGACGAAGTACGGAAACTTCGGCGTCATGCCGACGAGTTCCGCCTGACAGGTCCGGTAGTAGCAATAGAGCATGTACGGATCGCGCGCGAGCCGGATCATGCTCAGAAGCTGCCGCGCCTGGCGCCCGGCCGCGTCCTTCAGGTAGATCACCTTGCCGTAGCAGCACACCCACGGGATCGACGCCCCCAGCCACGGGGTTTCGGAGAGGATCTCGACCCCGTTCGTCAGGTACTGCGTGACCTGCAGCGGCGTGACGACGCGGGACTTGAGGATCTGCTCCGACGACGGTTGATGGCCGTTGATCGTGTCCGCGTAGAGTTCAATCGGCTGCGGATTCGGGTCCGCGGCCGTGCGCGGCCCCGGCTTCAGCAGCAGCAGCGTGCGCGGCGCCCCCGGTTCCTTCGTCCAGTACTCCGCCAGCCGGAGATCGACCCCGTTGACCCACCCCGACGAGGCGTTGATCGTCGCCGTGTCGAAGCTGCGGACCGTGGCGTCCGGAAAGTCGCGCGCGAACGCCTTCACCGATCGGCGTTCCTCGTAGAACAGGAACCCCAGATCCGCGCCGTCGGTCCGCACATGATCGGGATCCGGCGTCACCAGGTCCGGATTGACCACCGGCTCGATCACCAGATCCTGATCGAATCCTTTGTCCGGGTAGCAGAATTGCGCCTTGATCCGCAGGAACCCATAGCCGCGCTGCACGGCGTTTTCGAGCATCGTCGTGTACGCCTGCTGCGCGTTGCTCTGATATTCGATGTCCCGGATCTTGCCCTGGCGGAATCGCGCGGTCAGATCATTGGCGCCGCGGCCCTTCGGCGAGACCGTGATCCCGCGCTTGTTCGATCGAATGTCGTTGATGACCTGATTGCTGTACTGCCCGAGCTCATCGAGACTCAGACACGGCCGGCCGGCCTTTTCGCGCGCCTCGCGGTCCGTCGGATCCCACGGATCCCCCGCGACCGCGCGCATATCGAGCGTGCCCTCGCGGCGGATCTCATCCCACTGCGTCGATGCGTCGGTGTAGCGTTCCTTGAGTTCGTCCAGGACGTCGTCATGCGTGCGCGCCATCGGCTAAATCGCCTTCGTAAAGACGCGATCCAGGTGCGCACAGCGCAGCGTGAACCCGCCGTCGGGATTGACGATCCGCTCCATCGGCGTGCCCGCGCAGCCGGCGTGCTCACAGCGCAGCAAGAGCGTGATCCCCCGCGCGCCCAGCGCCTTGATCACTTTGTTGAGATCCCGGACGTCCGCCCACGGCCACACCTCGCGATCGCGTTGGAGTTCCGGCGGGACATAGAGCCCCGACGGCCGCGCGCCCCACCCGGCCGCCTCGCTCATACGCCGCCGTCCTCGCCGAGCGGATCCTCGAGGTCACAGAGCGCCAGGACGTCGTACCACCGGGCGCAGACCCCCAGACAGGCGAACGCCCGCCGCCGGGCGCGTGGACGCCCCCAGGCAGCACGGACGGGCCTAGTAGTGGTCTGCGTGCCGGTCAGGATGAAAGAGTCAGGATGGCCGCTGCAACGGTGCCGACGGCTCGAGGCGGACCCCATAACAATGGCATTCCTATGCCAGTCCCCCCAGATCGGCCGTGTGACGCGAGGGTACAGTCATCCGTCGGCCCCCTCCGTCCACGACGCCGGCACCGGGCGATCGCGCCGCTGGCATTCGCGCCACAACGATCCCGCCGTCACGCGCTGCGACGTTTGCCGGCGAATCGTCAGCAGGCGCCCGTCGCGGATCCGGCTGTAGATCGTCCGCGTGGAACAGTCCAGCGCCCGCGCCGCTTCTTTGATCGAGAAGGACCGCATCGGTCACACCACCCCGAGCGCCGCGAGCTCGACGCGCTGCAGGAGTTGGCCCCGTGGCAGCGCCGCCAGCGCCGCCGGCACCGGATCGGGAAAGGCGGCGGCCGCGATCTCCCCGCCCGGATTACAGCCCATCTCATGCGCGATCATGCAAGCCGCCGCGATCCATCCCCCGTCGTCGGCGTGTGCCGGGAACGTCAGATCCAGGAACTCGAGCGCCGCGGCCGCCTGCGCGTCGGTCACGTCCACGATCGCGACGCCCAAGAACTGTTGCCCCTCCGGCCGCGTACCGTCACAAAACGACAACCAATACGTCCGCATCCCCGTCACCCCCACTTCGACCGCGCCACCGGCGGCCGCGGCGGGGCCACGACGGCCGGCGCCACGGCCTGCGCAAACGTCAGCATCAGCGCGTCCGCATCGTCGGGTGAGACTTCGCCGCGCTTCTGGATCGACGCCTTCGACTCGATCACGAGCTTGCCGCTGCTGTTGACGTGATACCCCGCCAGGCAGAGTTGATCGCAGAGCTGATCCTCATCCGGCACCGACCCGAGCAGCAGCCATTGTTTCGTTTGCGCGTGCATGAACGCCCGCATGTTGAGTTGATGGACGTCCGGACTGTCGCCCCCGAAATTCACTTCGAACACGTTCGTGTGCCCGAGCGCCTGCAGCCGCGCGACGATCGGCGCCCCAAACGCCGCATCGACGAACAGCGCCGCGAGCTCATGCCCGGGCCGGCGATCGTTGAGCAGCTCCGCGCACAGCGCGACCCGCGCCGACCGATCGGGATCCTTGTCGCCCGGCATCCGGATCGGATCCCGGACCCGCCCATCCAACCCGCGGCGGAACCGGATCACGTTCCACGCCTTGCCCCCGCCCGACACATCGAACCCCGCGACGAGCGGATCATCCGGCAACGCCCGCTGGACGCGCGCGCGCGCCGCGTCGACCCGCGCCTTGTCGATGTACTGGAGCTCCGACGCCGACGGCGGCAGGCCGAGCACCCGGACCTTGACGAAATCCGAGTCAATCCCGTAGTCGGCGATCCACTGCGCGATCAGCTGTTTGTTCGTGAACCTCGAGGTTCTGCCGTCGACGCGTCGATGGTTCCAGCGCGCCGCCTGGTTCCCGAAACACACGCGATAGAACTCGCCCGTGTTCCGGACCGGTTGCCCCCACGCGAAAATCATCGGTTCGCCATCGGTGAGCCCGCCATAGGCCGTCGTCCACACTTCGTCGGGCACTTCGGACGCCTCATCGAAGATGTACCCGGACGTCGAGCGCCTGGCGTGCTGCCCGGCGAACGCCTGCGCGTTCTGCTTTTTGCACGTCTGGATCTGGCACTTCCAGGTGTCGGGGAAATCTTTGTTGTAGATCCCGCCTTCCATGACGTCGAACCACGGCGCCGTGAGGCTCAGTTTTTTCCAGAACTTAATCGCCGGCCAGGTCCGCGCCTCGAGCTGCGTATAGGTGCCGGCCGTGACCGTCAGATCGCAATGCGGCCGCGTCGACATGATGAAATCCACGAGCCAGCCCCCGAGCGCGGATTTTCCGGTACCGTGACCTGACGTTTCCGCCATCATCACCGGCATCGCCGGCGTCTCGCCGTCGAAGTTGCGCGCGCGGATCTCCTCGCCGAGCGAGATCAGGAACTCGCGTTGATTGTCGTCTGGCCCGGTTTCACGCTCGAGCGGCCCCGGCTCCCCCCACGGATACGCGCCCAGGACGAACCGCAGCGGATCCGCGTAGCAGCTCGCCACCCACGCGTCGATCTCCGCCTCGATCGTCGCCGGCGTGAGAGACTCAGGCACGACGCCGCCGGCGCGCGAGCAGCGCCGCGTAAAAGTGATTGCGCGCCTAGCGCGCGTATCGCTTGTCACGCACGATCCGCCGGAGCTTCGTCGACGACCACGACGCCTGTAGCGACGTCAGCCCATAGATCAACCGATCGCGCAGCCGCGTCAAGGACTCAGCCCCCATGCGCCTGCCCGCACGGTTCGACGAGGCCACAGCACCCGCAGCGCCACACGCCCCACGCATCCGCCACCGAGCCCCGATCCCGCGCCCGCGCGGACTCGCGTTGCTTGCGCGCCAGCGCCCGACGCTCCGCCGGCGTGAACCCCTCGCGATCGCACCCGAGCCGCGCCGCCGTCCGCGCACTGAACAGGATCATGCGTCGTCCTCGCCGGCCTCCGCGAAGGTCTGCGCGAGTGCGTCGGCGATCGCCTCGATCTCCTCGTCCGTGGCCCGGTCTGCGATCGCGGGCGGACTCCCGGCCAGGTCGAGCAGCGTCGCAATGGTTTCACGCTTCAGCCACGTCGGGACCACGAACGTGTTGTGCGCGGCGCGCGTCATGGGGTCGGCTCGCTATACACCCGCTCACGCCGCGCCGGCGGCCCGCCGTCGAACACCACGATCCCGCGATCGTCGCGAATGACGGCGCGCGGATCGAGCACCGTCACCAGGCCGCGCCCCTGATCGATCGCCGGCGCGCACAGCCCACTGATCGGGACCGTGAAACTTTTCAGCGTGCCCGTCAGCGCGAACTGCCGGCCGCTTGGATACGTGATCGCGTACGTCATTGCACCCACCCCACGACCTCGAGCGCGAGCAGCTCCACCCGCGCCCGATGCTCGAGCGCCGCCGCGAGCTGCGCCGCGAACTGCTCACGGTCTTGCCGTCGCTCCTCTGGCGTCGGTTCGCGCCACGCGCGAATGACCCGCAGCGACACGCCGACGTGCCGATCGTTCGCGTCGTCGCTCATGACATCCGCCGCGGCCGGCGGTACCCCTTCAACGCCGTCACCGCTTCGTCGCGCATGTTCTCATACGCCATCTCGAGCAGCTCCTCATACGCAAGCACGCCGCCTTTCTCCGCCGACCGCCGCAGCGCCCCCGTCGTGTCATAGCGCGCGATCCGCTGCAGCGCCGCGCGGAAGCGTGCTTCGTAGTCGATCCGCGGCCGCGGCATCAGGCCTCCGGCGGCCGATCGGTCGCGCGTATCACCGTCAGACTGGTCCGATCGATCAGCAGGTCCCGCTGACAATTCGGGCAAGTATGCGCGACCCACACCGGCGCGATCGGCCCGCGCGGCGGATACGACCGCTTCCCGTCCGGCGGTTCCGGGAACCCCTCCGCCGGCGTCAGGTGCTCGAGCGCCGCGTAGACCGTCCGCACCAGCGCGCGGTTTTCCTCCTTGACCCGCTCCGACACCTCCGCCCACGGCGCGATCTGTTCGTCGCCCGTCACGGCGTGCGGCCGCGACGTCACGCCCTCCGCGAGCTTGCGCGCCCGCCACGATTCATGCACCACTTCCGCCACGCGATCGATCGCTGGCAACGTCATCCTGTCCCCCTTTTACTCCGCACGTCTCGCCCAGGCGCCGGCGCCCCATCCTCCGCCGCCCGCGCCGCCTGGCGCCGGATCACCGGCGGGACGCGCCCCGCTGACAGCGCGAGACACTCCGCCAGATTCGCGAGGATCCAGACCTGCGTCTCGCGCCGCGCCGCCAGCGCCCGCGCCCGCCGCGTGACCGTCCGCGCGTCGCGTGTCATGGCGCCACCGCCGGCAGATCCCCCACCCGGCGCCGCGCCGCCGTGAGCCGCGCCACCCGCGCCTCCGCCGTGACGTCCTTCAACTCGATCTTCTCGACGAACAACCCGAAGTGCTTCCCGAGCAACTCGAGCGCCTTCACTTTGTCCCAGAACTTGATCTTGTGGACGAGATCCACCTTGTCGTCGCCGGCTTCGACGTTCTTGATCACCGCCTCGAATCCCGCGAGGCAACTCCGCGCCGCCGCCGGCAGCTTGACGATCGGCAGCAGCGCCCCGCGCGCCGTCCAGAACGCGCCCGCGTCACAGAACGCGACCCGCCGCAGCTCCTCGAGCACCCGCGCGGCCGTCAGGCCGGCGTCGGCGATCGCCTTCGCCTCCGCGGCCCGCTTCGCCCGGGTCTTGCGCGTCTGGTAGCCCTTCGGCATCCCCGCGCCCGGCCGCGTGCCCCCATTTGGGCGCCCGGATTCTTTCAGTTCTTTCAGTTTGCGCCGTGGCCGCGTGGGTGCGGCCGGCTTGCGTGCCATCTGAGCCCCCTACGACGCGCGTGTACGTCGCTTTGACCATCCGGAATCTGCGTGTCGCCGTCGCCAGCCAGCGCGCCATCACTCCCCCTGCGCGAGCCGCAAGAACCGCCGCCGGAGCAGCCGGAGCGCCAGCGTGCGCCGCAGCGTGATCCCCGTCGGATGCACCCGGGGCGACCGCGCCCGCAGCCCGAGCCCGGCCGCCACGGCCTGCAGCGGGATCCGCTCCGCCCGCAGCGCCCGCAGATGCCGCCGCGCTTCCTGCGGGCTGATCACCGTCCCGAGCCGCACCCGCCCGGCCCGCCGATCGCCCCGCCATGCCTTGACGTAGGCGGTATTGGCCGCCGTGCAGCGCGCACACCGGCACCCGGCTTGATACGTGGCCCGCGCCGCGTGCGGCCGCGGGACGTCGCCAGCGTCAGGACGAAGGCCCGTGGGAATGTCCTAGCGTGCGCGTCCGCCCCGGCCCCCGGCAACGGCCCCCGCGCCGAAAACCGGCGAAACCGTGTGAAAGCGGCCCCGCAGCCCGGCCGTAGACTGACCTCTGCTGTCACAGACTTGGAGGCTCACCTATGGCGATCGATCCCGTCCCGATGGACGAACGCTTGCTGGAAATTGCCGCCGTGGCGCATCGCTTGAGCGTCTCGCGCGACTACGTGTATGCGCTGATCCATGACGGCCACCTCCCCGGCCACCGGTTGCCGAATCGGCATTGGCGCGTGAAGTGGACCGACCTGCAGGCGTTCATTGACCGCACCCGCACCCCCGCGGACCCCTCCCCACGAACAGCCGACCCCCGTGCCGACATGTCGCGGCCCGTGCTCCGCGCGGCGGTCGGCCGTTCGTCCCCGACATCCCACTGAGCCGACCTATGGGTTATCCCCACTTCGACCTCGTCCAACGCGCGCACAGCGAACTGATCGCCGAAGGGTTGATCCGCCGGCGGACCGACCCCGAACTGGTCGAGCAGGACAAGGGCTTGCTCACCCGCCGGGCCGGGTACTACTCCTCCGTCGAGCGCGACCCGTCGATCGGCCTGCTGGTCAAGACCACCGGCAACCACAGCGCGGGATACTCGGTCGACATCCTATTGGCGCAGGACGGCCGGTTCTGGGATATTGCCACCGACGCCAACGGGATGGCGCAGCCGGTCGACGGGGAAGAACGGTACGATCCGGCCCTCGCCGCCCGCTGGGCGCCGCCGACGGCCGACCTCGCGCAGATTGACGAGACGCCGGCGCCCGGCCCCGGCCCCGGCCCCGACCCGGCGCCCGACGTCGACGAGATCATGGAGCTGCTCAATCAGATCATTGCCATGCTCGAGCGCGCCCGCGAGACCCAGGCCCGCGATACCGCGATGATCCTCGCGCGATCCGACCTCAACACCGATCGGATCCTCGAGCGGCTCGATCAAATCGTGACCAACGCCGAGGAGAGCGCGAAAAAGGCGCTCATGTTGTATTTGGCGATGCAACAGCGGCCCGACACCGCGCCGCCCATCGATCCCGACCTCCCGCCGGCCGGCGATGGGAATCTGCTCTTGGCGTTGCTCCTGAAGCTGCTCGCGACCCGTCCCGACGGCGCGCGCTGATCGAAAGGCCGCCCATGCTGACCGTGACAACCCTGCTCATCGTCGGCGCGTTCGTCGTGACCCTCGCCGCCGCCCTTGGTAAGGCGCCGTTGTGGGTGAGCGTGATCCTGATCGTCCTCGCGATGATGCTCCAGGTCTTGCCGCGATGATCCCGACGATCGCCCGCGTGTGCCTGGCGCTGCTGATCCTCGCCGGCCCGGCGTGGGCGCAAACCGCGGACCCGCCGCCGGCCGCGAGCGCCTCCGGGGACGCCGCCCGGCTCACGGTCGCCATGTCCGGGATCGTCGTCGTGGGCGCCGGCTTTTCGATGATGCTCTTTGCCCACGACGGCCGCGGCCCCGCCGAGCCCGGCCTGCTGATCGGCGGCGTCGCCGTCGTCGCGGCCGGCGTGACCATGACGTGGCTCGGACTCCGCTCCCGGACCGTCACGATCGCGCCGGCGATCGGCCCGCACGCGATCGGCGCCGTCGGCGTGGTCCGCTTCCCGACCCGTCGCCCCGTCCACCCGTCACCCCAGGAGCCTCGCCCATGACCAAACCGACGCCCCCCGACCGCCCCGAGCACCCGATCGCCGACCGCCCCGATCGCCCCGGCCGGCCGGACCCGTCCGATCGCCCGGATCACGAGCTCCCCGGCCGCCCGGACGCCGGCCCGCACCCCGATCAGGAGCTCCCGGACACGACGCCCCGCCCGACCCCGCAGCCGTAGCCGCCCCCGCCCCGATGCCGCCCCACCCCCCCGGCCTGATTCGCGCGGGCGATTCGCCGCGCCAGGCCGGCGCCCGCGCCATGAACGCCAGACGCCGCGAGCAATGGGGGCCGTCGCTCTGTAGTCCCGCCGGCGTCGAGCGCAAGCGCGCGGCGAACGCGCGCCAGTCCCGCCCCCGCGTCACCCACTGCACGCACGGGCACCGCTACACCGCGGAGAACACGTATCTGAGCTCACAGGGCAAGCGCTGTTGTCAGGCGTGCCGGACGCTCCGGCGCCACCGGCGCCGCTGGGCGGCCCACCTCGCGAAGAAACTCGCCCGACTGAAACGGACCATGCTGCGCGCGCATCCGGACGCCGGCGGGACATCCGCCGCCTTTATCCACGCCCGCCGGCGGTACCTCGCCGCGGCGAAACACGTCCCCGCGTAACCCCCATGCCGCGGCGCCCGCATCGACGCGTCCCGATCCCCGGGTTGATCCTCGCGGGCGACTCGCCGCGCGCCGCCGCCACCCGCGCCTTGATGGCGCGACAGCGCGACCGCTACGGGCCGAAAGGGTTCAGCCCCGAGACGCTCCAGCGAATCGCCGACGCGACCCGCCGCCGGCCGCACCCACGCGCCACGCATTGCCTGCGGGGCCATAAATACACCCTCGCCAACACCTACCGCGGCCCGGACCGTAAACAACGCTGCCGCGCCTGCCGACAGGTCGAGCAGCACCGGCGCCGCTGGACGGCGCACCAGGCCAAGAAATTGGCCGCCCTCAAGACGGCCATGCTCCGCGCGCATCCGGACGTGGGCGGATCACACATCGGGTTTATCGTCGCGCGCCGGCGGTACCTCGCCGCGCTCGCGCGATCATCAGGACTCGATCGGTAACGGCCGGATCTGCGCGCACTGCATACAGATCCGCGGGCGTTCGGGATACTTGGCGATATTCGTGACAACCGACGCGCCACAGTCCCGGCAGACCGTGACGCACCCGCCCACGGGCACCGGCGCCGACGCGTAGTCCGCGACCCGCCGGCAGATCACGGCATCGGGCACCCCCGGCGCCGCCGGCTCGAGCGGCCCGCCGGGCGTCCGCCGGTAATACTCGCCGCTGTTGACCCGCCGCCCGCGCGTCATGACCACCCGCCAGGCCCGCAGCCACAGCCCGGCACGACGCACGCGCCGGCCGGCCCGACGTGCTTGGATCCTTTATGCCCGCAGCCGGGCGTACGGCAGTCACAATCTGGCAGCGCCAAGGCCGACGACCCGCGCGAGCTCCGCCGGCAGATCGCCGAGTTAAAGAACCAGGCCGCGGATTTTACTCGGACGGCCGCGGGTAAAATACCAGCTAGCAGGATCGCGCTCACCACCGCTCGAGCGCCTCCGCCATCGTGCGCAGCTCCGCCGCGATCTCGCCCGCCCGCGTGTGCCACAACTCCGCGTCGACGTCCGTTTCGATCCGCTCCTGCGTCGTCCAGCGGTGCCGGCACGCGTCACACTCCCGGCGCCGCCGCACCAGCGTGCCCGCCTCATTGCCGCGCGAATCGACGACATGATCGCGCCGCACGCCGCACGCGGGACAACTGAACGTCGCGCGGGTATCTTCGTCGCTCATCGGTCCCACCCCGCCAGGCGCCGCGCCGCACACCGCTGGCAGACCTTGATCGGCGCCCGCGGCATATGCGGCCGATGCACGATCGCGCACCGGCAGTCGTGACACCACGTCAAGACATCCTCGCCCGGATAGTGCGACGGCGGATCGCCACAGACGACCAGATCGGCCGCCTCCGCCTGCGCCGCGCTCACCACGTCGACGCCCGCCGGCCCCGTCTGCCCGCGCGCCTCCAGGTCCGCCCACACCGCCGGCGTGATCACGAATCGCGTGGTCATCCGCCCGTCCCCGGCACATCGCAGGCCGGATCCTCGCCCTGGCGGATCAGCTCGAGCACCAGCGGACACGCCGCGAAGTACGCCCGCGCCGCCGTGATGAAGTTGGCCGCGAGCCCCGCATGACTCGAGCGCGCGTCGATGTTCGGATGCCGCAACGCCAGATGCAGCAGCCCGACCAGGTGCAACACCGTTTCCGGGCGCAAGTAGAGTTCCATCGGCTGATCGAGCGTGTAGAGCTCGAGCGCCAACGCCTGCGCCCGCGCGTCGGCCTCGCGCTCGTCGCTCACGACGACGCCACCCGCGCGAGATCATCCCGCACGCGCATGATCGCGCCGGCCGCGAGCCCCTTCACGTACGCCCATTCATGCGCCGCAAACCCCGCCGGCGTCTCCGCCTCTGCCTTCGCGAGCCGCAGCGCGATCACCTCGAGCCCCTCTATGATTTGTGCCCGCGTCATGACTCCAACTCGTTCTCGATAATTGTCGCGTCGGGCGCCACGCGCGCGATCGTCTCCGCCGCGATCCGGTTCACCAGGTCGCGCGTCGCGGGCGTATCCGGCAACCCCAAATGCGCGAGGATCTCCGGCACAGAGAAATGCACGTACCCCGCCCGATCGCGCCACACCCCCGGCGCGAGCTGCTGCGCGCCCGCCATTTGGTCGCGGACCTGCGCCCGCGTCATCGTGCGCCGTTCGTGGCGGTTGCTCACGTCCGCCCCCTGGCGCGGTCCATCAGGCATTCCGGGCATTCGACTTGTGCCCGCACGATCACCGGCACCGGCAGCGGATTACTCACGGACTTGCCGCAACTGTAGCAACGGACCCGGTATGTATCATCCGGCAGCAGTTCGCGCGCTTGCGCCTCTTTCGACAGCACCGTATCCACAGCCCGCTGGGCGGCCAGTCCCCGCCGGAGAAACACCTCGAGATCACTCCTGGACATTACGCCCCCCGCCGAAACAGATCGAACCCCTGTTCGTCGAAGACGTTCAACAGGCACCACCCGATCGCCGCCGCGCCTTCGTTGCGATCGGGGAACTGCGCCAGCGTGCGATCCGCCCACCAGGACATCACGGCCGCGAGCACATGCAGCCGCGCCGTGTGATCATCGTCGCCCGACCGCGCCCGCTCCCCGTGGACACACGCCAGGAGCAACACATCGAGTTGATCGAACGTGCGATCGCAGCCGGGGCATTGATTCATCGTCGCGCCCTCAGAACACCTCGACATCGGTTTACCCGATCGCGCGCAAGGCCGCGAGCGAGAAGCCGCAGAGCGGGCCGCGCAACGCCGGTTGCAGCCGCGCCAGCCGCGCCTGCTGTTCCGCGGTGCCCCGCACGTCGACCACCGGCCCGACGCTTCGCGCCTCCGCGCCACGCAGCCGGCGCCGCAGATGCAGCGCCAGGTCGCCCCGCTCGAGCCATTCCCCCGCGATCACATCCCCGACGCCCCGTAATTCGTGCCGCGCCCACGTTTCCCAGAGCGCCCACCGCGGCACCCGTCCGCCGACGATCGAGACGTGCCATACAGGCCCGCCAAACCCCGCGTCGAGTCACTCGTAACCACTATTCACCGTGAGCACGACCGTGTACCCCGACCGGACGAACCCAAAGCGCGGATGCGCGGTTTCGACCGCCAGCCGACAGGGATGATCAAGCGCGATCTGTTGATGTCGATTCATTCACAGCGCCTCCAGGTCCTGGGCGGCTGGGGGTTGATCGCTGTTCAGCCGATGGAACGCTTCGAACATTGCGCGCCCGTCTTCCACGTTCGGCGCCGTCGAGAACTTCGCGGCGAGCTCGCCAAGCGCCCAATGCCAGCCTGGGCGGTCGAGCGACAGCTTCGCCAACGCCAAAAGCAGCATCTGACGTTCTTCCTCAGTGATGCTCACTATGATCTTGTGAACGTTCACAGCGCCTCCAGGTCCTTGCCGCGAATTTTCCCGCCCTCGTTCACCACATAGCGTTTCGCGGTCATGTCGTAGGTCATCGCCGTCGGATGCGCCCGCCGGAACCGCGCGAGATCGTTCGAGGCCTGCGGCGTCGACATCCCGAACTTGCGTTCTAGATGTTCGCGGTTGATGAAGCCGAAGACCCGGAGCGTCTCGGCGATCCAGTCCATTCGATACTGCTCAAACCAGCGCATTCACAGCGCCTCCAGGTCCTTGCGCCGAATTTTCCACCCGACATGCCAGCGCCCCTCCGGCCCGCGCCACCGATCGCGATCCGCCGGCAACCGCCCCGCCGCCCGCGCCCGCCGCAGGAACCCGACCGACCACCCCGACACGGCCGCCGCCTGCTCGAGCGTGAGCACCAACGTCTGAGAACTCTCAGAAGCCGCCTTGACCGCCGTCAGGAGTTCGACCAACGCGCCGATCGCCGAGGCCGCGCGCGGCTCGAGCGCCGGCGCCGGCTCGAGTGGCGCCCGCGCCAGAAACGGGCCCACGTCCTGCGCCCCGGCCGGCGCCCCGTCCGAATCCGGTCCTAACACCGTCACCGGACGCCCGAGCCGGCGCGCGGCGACGAGATCCGCGACCCGCGCCGGGTTATACACCCGGAGCCGCGGCCCGCCCGTCGGGCGCCGATACAGCGTCCCCGGCAACGTCCCGGCTTTATCCCACTGCTCGATCGTTTTCGTCGAGACGTCGAGCCGTCGCGCCGCGACCGCTTTGGTGAGCCACTGCGCATAGTCGATCGGAGAAGTCTGCGACGTCTGCGCGCCGCCGCCGATCACCCTCATGTGTTGCCGCCTTTGCCGCCGGACCATTTGAGATCCGCCTTGCCGTCGTGTGGCGTCGGCGGCCGGCGCTGTTGCGCGCGCGCGGGCGTCGCCTTCCGCGGCTGTTTCGCGAGCCGCCGCAGGTCCGCCACGGTGCCGTTCGGCGGCAGGTCGCGATAACTGGCGCCCGCGAGGTCGATAAACTCGCACATCTCGTGCAATCGGGATTGCATCCGAAACCCGATCCGCCACAGCAGTCCGTTCATTTCGTCCGGATCGTCGACGTCGGCGTAGTTCGTCGTACAGATGATCGGCCGGCCCGTGTTGTAGCGGGTATTGACGATCGTGTTCATCATCTCCGCGACCCAATCCGTCACGCGCTCCTCCCCGAGATCATCGAGCACGAGCAGCTCACACGTCAGGACCGGATCGAGTACCTGCGCTTCGGTCGTCTTTGTCTCCGCGTTGTAGCTCCCGCGGATCAGGCGTAACAGATCCTTCGTCGAATAAAAGAGCCCCCGACAGCCGGCCTGTGTGATCACCTGCTTCAGTAGGACCGCGACGAGATGCGTCTTCCCGATCCCCGCCGGCCCCATCAACACGAGGCCGCGGCCGGCCCTGTCCCCCACGCGCCGCGGAATTTCCGGATAACTGTCGGCCCAGTACTGCGCGATCCGTCGCGCTTCCATCAAGCTGTCGTTGTACGCCTCGAACGTCTCGAACGTCGCAGCGCGATACCGCGCCGGAATGCCGGCCCGCTCGAGCCGCGCGCGATCCTGCGCGGCGCGATAGCAGACACAGCGCGTCACGCGCGGTTCCACCCACGGCGTGTACTGATACCGCCACCCGCGGAAATGCGCCTCACAGAACGGACAGTCCTGCGTCGTCATGTGAAGCCACTCCCTTGTCGTCGTCGGCGTTCCTCCGCCGCGCGGGCGTATAAGTCCGCCGAGGGCGCGGCTCTGGCATTCGGCGCGGCGCCTGTGGCCTGCGGGGTGAACTCCGCGGCGAGCGCCGTCCGCCAGAATTTGAACTCGTCAACGACTAACCGCAGGCGTTCGACGGGCGTCGCCGCGTGCGTCCGCGCGTAAAACGCGAACAGCCAGGCCTCGGGGTGCTTCCGACGCCAATCCTCATGCAGCTTGTTCGGGACGCACACCAGCGGGCCGCACCAGGCGTGCCAGGGATGCACGATCGGCGGCGGGGTCGGATCGCCGGGTGGCTCGCTCGCCGGCGGTCCCGTGTTCCGCGGCGCGGCGCCGTGTGTGTGTGTGTGTACGTTCTTTAAAGTGTGTACGTCGCGCGCGCGCGGGGCATTGCCAAGGGGGCGTATAAAGAAAGTACTTGTGATCACAAGTTGTCGACACCCCCAACTTGTGATCACAAGTACGGGCGTCAAAAACCCCTTTAAAAACGTACTTGTGATCACAAGTACGTGCCGCCACCAACTTGTGATCACAAGTTCAGGGGCGGCCGAACAACTTGTGATCACAAGTTCCGCGGCGTCAGAATCGACCTCGACAGAGGACACCCTCGGCGGGACGGCCTGCAGATCGGCGCGGAGCGGCAGCGGCACGTTCAGCAGCGGCCGCGCGCCGTCGAGCTCGACCATCATGTAGCGGGCGACGCGTCCTTGCCCGCCGTCGATCACGCGCACCTGGCCGATCGTCACCAACACCTCCAACCGGCTCAACACCGTCCGTCGATGGAGCCCCGCCGCCGCGGCGAGATCGTCCATCCCGATCGCCGCGGTCGTCGTGTACCCGTCGGGGACGAGCTGCGCGATCGCCTGCAACAGCGCCCGCGTCGCGCCCCTCACCTTCGGGTGCGTACACGCCTGCACGTACTGCTCGGCGGCTGTGCTCACCGCCGACCGCCCCGCCCGCCGGTACGGTCGAGCTTTCCCGCTCCGGCCGACTTCGTGTATAACTTCGAGCGGCTCACCACTCACACTCCGAGCTCAGAACGTTCACCACACGCGACCAAGCTGGCCGCGAAGCGCGTTGATGAACGTTCTGCTTTTATTGGGTTCGATACGTCACGTCGCCAGCCGCGTCATCGTTCCTTCCCGTCCCGAAAGTCCTTCACCCACCGCTCCGACACATGCGGCCCGTCGCGCCGGCGCCGCACGGCCCGCGCCCCGATCTCGACCAGCGCGATCACCACGACGGCGCCGACGATCCCCGTCACGACGACGGCGCCGAGCAGGATCCACACGTCACCGATCCGCCGGCGGCAGCGTGGCCGATACCAAGCGCACCATGCGCTGATGCGTCGTCAACTGCCGGCGGAGGTCTGCCTCGAGCGCCAAAAATTCCCCGTCCCGCAAGAGCCGGGTCGACAGATCGTCGGCAAACACGAGCAGCGCCGCACACCGCCCACAGACCGATAGATCCCCCGGCGCCGGCGGCACGGCGTCGACGAAGTTCGTACACGCGTCCAGCAGGTAGCCGCACAGCGGACACGGCATCGCCGGCGTGCGCGACGTGAGCGGCAACGTCAATCCGGCACCTTGCCGCCACGGGGTATCGGATCGTCCGTGACGATGACGGCGTCCCCGAACATTTGGCGGAGGACGGTTTCCATCGTCTCCCGGGCCGACGGGTTGTCCGGGTAGCCGCTGGCGCGGAGCAGGACGGCCAGATCGATGTGGATCCCGCCCTGGTCGTCGTCATACACGCCCGGCATCAGTTCCTTCATGCGCCCCCACCCCCCTGGTCGTCATCGAGCAGCGAGAGCAGCTCCGCGACCAGCCGCCCCTGTTCCTCGCCCATGACGCGCGCGATCTCCCGCTGCCCCTGCTCCTCGATCCCCGGCACGGTCAAGGCGAAGAACAACGCGCGGGAGAATCGCCGATCGACCGCCCGCCGCACTTCGCGCCCGAGATCCCGGCGCCGCCCCGCCGCCAGGCGGTCCCGCGGCGGCGTCACCCCATCGCCGCCCGCTTCCGGCCGAACACCCGGGCCGGCGGGTCGTCGCGATCGAGGTAGGCCTGCACGGCCTTGCGCGAGTAGCGGCGCGGGCCGATGCGTGGGGTGAGTTCCCACTGCTCGAACTTCCCCCTCGCTTGATATTTGAAAAAGGTCGACACGGCGAGCTGCAGCGCCGCGCGGAGCTCGGCCGGCGTCATGGCCCGCTCGGGCGCGCTCATGCAGCGCGACCCTTCGCCTTGCGCGACGGCTTCGCCGGCTGTTCAGCGGCCGGCGCGTCCAGGTAGCGGCGAATCTTGTGGAGCGTTCGATCGTAGGGTCGCGCGCTTCGATCATTTAGGATTTTGTAGAGCCCGCCTGGGTCGATGCCGACCCGATCGGCGAGCGCGGCGTAGCTCAGATCGCCGTCGAGGCGGATCTGATTCAGCCGGCTAATCAGCGTTTTCGTTTCTGCATTCACGTCGGTTGACCCCTAGGACAGTAGTTAGTGACTGTCCGGACACGCCTTTATTTCACATCACTGTCGGTCATGTCAATTCCGTGTTACAGTGGCGGTCACGACACTGTGTCTTCTACCGTGAAGTCATAGTGAATGCTTTGCAGCAATTCTTAAAAGAACGCCGCGGGAAGTTCGGGACGCTACAACACCTCGCGAGAACCATGGGGATCACGTTCTCGGGGTTCCTGCGAGGGGTGAAGCAAGGCACGCTGAGCACGGAGAACTGTCTCCTGCTTGCGGAGGTTCTCGGCGAACAACCGTCCACCGTCTTTCGTGCGGCGAAGAAACCCGATCTCGCAGACCGGTTTGAGCGCCTGTACGGCCAGGCGTCAAATCCGATGACCGCCGAGGAACGAGTCGTTCTCGCTGTCTGGAACGCCATGCCACGGGCCGTACGGGAGAACATGTTGTCGTGGATGAGGAATTTCATTCCTTCGAGCACGACCGACCCGCACGCTGCTGTCCAAGGGGGCTACGCCCGCGGCGTCAAGCTGGCGGAGAAGGAGCACACGCGTCACCGCGACGCCGTGCCTACTGAACAAACATCGGCCGAACTCGCGCCGAACAAACGGCGCCACGCTCGAGGCTGACCTTGATCCGCCTCGTCGTGGACAACACGATCGCAGGACTGAACGAATGACCGAACCATTCCGCGCGATGTTCGAGGCGCTCAACCAACGTGGCCGAGCATGCATATGACGTGGGAATGGACCGTTCTAATTCTCGTTCTCTGCGGCGGCTTTTGGTCTGTCACGATTACCATCGGAGAGGTTGAACGGCAAGCAAAGCGTTGCGCGGAGTCATTGGTCAACATCGACGTAACGCTCGACCACATCCACACTCGCCTAAGCCTGATCGAAGGCGAGCTAACCGAGATCAGAATCAGAGTGGCGCCACGCCGTTCGCCTTGACTTGGAACTTTTTCAAACTAGACCACCGGTCTCGATCGTCAAGTGGCTGCTCCTACTGGCCGCCACGGTGGGTATCAGCGGCGGAGGGTTGTACCTCCTCGTTCGGTTTGTGAAATGGGCGTGGAACCAATGACTGTCGACAACACGCAAGGACTGAACGAATGACCGATGCGTTTCGCGAGGAGTTCGAGGGGTTGCGGCAGACGGCCGACGCGCTCATCCAAGTGACCGACGCCAATCAGCAGGCGATGCTCGCGCTCCAACAGGGGCACGCCGCGATGCGCCGGGCACTGGAGGGCCTCCAGAAGATGGCCGACGCGGCGCTGCGCGCGCACGACGCACACCAAGACCTGCGCGACGAACACGACGACCTGCGCGAGACCGTCCACCGCCTCGAAGGGCTCGTCCTCGAGCTCGTGCGCAAGTCGACGCCACCGACCAACGGCGCCGCGTCCTAACGGCCCCTATGGGCTCCGTCTTTCGACAGAAGACGACACGCAAAGACGGCCGGGTTGTCGTGCGCCGGAACTGGATGATGAAGTACTACCGGAACGGCCGGGCCATCATCGAGAGCAGCGGCACTCCGCTCAAAATGAAAGCGCAGCGGATTTGCAACGACCGCGAGACCGACAGCGGCCGCGGCCTCCCCGTCGGCGCGGCCGTCGGGAAAATCAGATTCGACGCCGCCGCGGCCGATCTTGAAGCCGACTACAGCACGAACGGGCGGCGGTCGCTCGCCGCCGTCCAGCGCCGGATCGCCCTGCACCTCGGCGTCGCCTTCGGCGGCTGGAAACTGGCCGACCTGAGCACCGCCGACATCCGCGCGTACACGGCGCGCCGGCTCGCCGCGGGCGCGGCGGTCGGGACGGTGAATCGAGAACTCACGATCCTGAAACGCATGTTCACGCTCGCCGTGCAAGGCGGCAAGCTCCTACACCGGCCACACATCCCGCTCCTCCAGGAGTCGAACGTCCGCGCCGGGTTTTTCGAGCGCGAAGCGTTTGAGAGCGTCCGCGCGCATCTCCCCGACGCGCTGCAGCCCGTGGTGACGTTCGCCTACATCACCGGCTGGCGCATCGATAGCGAAATCCTCCCGCTCGAATGGCGCCAGGTGGATCTCGAGTCGAACGAAGTGCGGCTCGATCCCGGGACCACGAAAAACGACGACGGGCGCGTCTTCCACCTGACGAGCGAACTGCGCGCGGTGCTGCTCGCGCGGCAACAGGTGCGGGACCAGCTCGCGGCGCGCGGCCTGATCTGTCCCCGTGTCTTTGTGCGCCTGGTCGCGAAGGGTCGCGGCGGGACCAAGTACCCGAAGCCGATCAAGCGGTTCAATAAGGCGTGGACGACCGCGTGTCGCCTCGCCGGCCAGCCCGGGAAGATCCCCCACGATTTCCGGCGGACGGCGGTCCGCAACATGGTGCGCCGCGGCGTGCCGGAACGCGTGGCGATGCAGATGACGGGCCATAAAACCCGGTCCGTGTTCGAACGCTACAACATCGTGAGTCCGGGCGACTTGGCGGACGCCGCCCTGAAGCTGGATGGCCTCGGCGCGGGTAGCACCACGGGTAGCACCGACGCAGCCCCGCAGCTGCGTCTCCCGTGGACGTGACGAAAGGTTAGGGAATTTGGAGGCGCCGCCCGGATTTGAACCGGGGGTGGAGGTTTTGCAGACCATCCGGCCGGGCGCAGACTCGTGCGCTTTTCGGCCTGAAATCGCACGGCGCGCATGAAGCTCGACGGATGCAGGTTCTATAAAACTCTATGGTTTTCCCGCAAAATCCACCCCCTGTCATTCGGCATGGGTAGCACTGCGGGTAGCACACAACGTGACGCGGATCCTCCCATGGTCGGGAGTGTATCCTGCTCGCATGTTGCTCCTGTTCGCCCTCCAACTCCTCGCCTTGTGCCCCGATCGCCGATGGGGCCTCGGCGCGCTGATCTTCGCGATTGGGTGGGAGCTCGGCGAGTGGAATGCCGAAACGCGCCCTCCGATCCCGGCTGTGGACGAGGCCGTGACGCTCTGGCTCGATCGGTGGGTCCCCCGCTGGCTCCGTCGTCGGGCGCGCCCCTCGCCGCCGATCGGCGGGTAGACTGCACCCGATGGATCTCCCCGCGATTGTCCGCGAGCTCCCCGAGACGAGCCCCGTGCGCCGCCTGATCGACTTCTGCGCCGTCGAACTCCAGTTGACGACGCCCGAGCGCATCGCGTGCGTCCTCAGTCGCGCCGCCCGCGTCGCGGACGGCGTGGCCACCCTGGAGCATGAGGGCCGGCTGGTCCGCGGCGAATTCGAAGCAGAGTTCTTGGCGGAGCTCGCACACACGATCGGCCCGATGCAGGCGCTGGTGAAAGACGTGGTCGCGTTCGCGAAAAAGCCGACCCGTTAGTGCAGCTTCCCCGTGACCGCCGCGATCCCGGCCCAGGGATCCTCCGGGCCGCCCCGCGCCAACGCCTCGAGCTCGTGCCGAAAGGCGTACCGAACCCGCTCGCGCTCCTCGGCCATGGCGACCGGATCGATCTGGATCTGTTGGGAGTTCACCAGGTAGCCCCGGAGCGTTTCCAGTTCGATCGCTTGGTGCACGATCCGCGTGGCGAGTCCGAGGAGGAGGCGCTTGAGTTCCTCGTCGGCGGTTAACGGAACGGGATCGTGCTCGTCGGCCATGTCGCTCTCCTGGTCGTTCGCCTGATCGACTCTGCGACGTCTGCGAAGCCCCACGTTCTGAGACTTCGCAGACTCGCGCCCACTACCACAAAATAGCCCGCGTGTCTGTGCCCGCGTTGTTACGCCACCCGCTCGATCCGCCGCGGCCCCGGCTTGCGCACCCGCGACGCGGCGTGCTGCTGCGTCCAGTGCCAGAGCGCCTTCGTCGCCAGGAACACCGGGAATAACTCCGTCACCGACGGCACGGGGACGACCTCCATCGCCGGATCCGTGACGACTTTCGGGAGCCGCACGATCAGCCCGCCGACCGGCGGATACCCCATGTCATGCGCCGCCATTCGGTACGCCGCATTCTGCAGCAACGCCTCCGGATACACCGCCTTGCCCGTTTTGAAATCGAGCAACACCAGCTTGCCGTGGACCCGCGCCAGGAGATCCATCGTGCCCGCATAGCCGTGCGCCGTCGAATGCACCACGCGCTCGACCAGGACCGGCTTGAGCCGCACCGAGGCCGCCCACTGATCGAACACCCGGAACCCGTGCATCGCCTCCGCCGTGATCACGGGTTCCGGCCCCGCCACCGCGCCGAGCCGCATCCGGATCGCCCATTCGATGTACTTGTGGACTTGCGATCCGATGTTGCTCGCGTCCTCGAGCAGCTTCTCATGCGCCCGGACCGGCCCGAGCCCCGCGACGAGCGTCGACAGGAACGCCGCGCGCGGGAGCTGCGGCCGGACGGTTTGCGCCGCCCACGACGCGTAGAGATCCGCGGCCGCCGCCGAGACTTTCTCGCGCTCGCGGTTCGCCGCCCACGGCACCAGCGCCGGTTTGTTGATCGCGCCGAGGATCGTCGTGACCGACGGATAGCGGACCCCGTCGATCACGTAGAACCGCCCGTGCGTCGTGTCCTCGCGCGTCAACTGACACGCCCCACGGCCGCGATCGGCGCCGCGACGCGCACGACCGGATACGACTCTTTACCGAACGTGTCCGTCGTCGCCACGAGCCGCACCCGCACGCCGACCCACTGATCGGTATTGTCCGAGCCCGCGATCCGCGCGATCGCCGTCGCATTGGTTTTGTTGAGCAACAAGCCCTTCGTCTTGCCGACGAAGTACACGACGGGCTTTTTCTCGCGGTTGCGGCCCATGACCTCGAGCATCACGCCCGCGACCGTGACCGTCGGCGAGCTGCCCTGCAGGTCGGCCGCCTTCAGGTAGCGACTCGGAAAGAGATCATTCAGATTCGGCATTACGCCACCGCCTTGACTGGCGCCGAGGCCTGCGCCATCCGGATCTCGGTCACGGCCGCCCACACATCGCGCCGATCGCTGCAGGGATCACACGCCGTGGTCGGATCGTCCTCCGCGCGCGAGTAGTCCGCGCCGCAGTCCGCACAGGTCGCATTGTCCTGCAGGTCGTACACGTCGTCGTAGCGGTTCATTTGACACCGCCTTTGCGCCATGACGGGCAATTCGCGCCGTACCACCGTTCAGCCTGCGCGGGGTTCGCGACGTCCGGCTGCCGCACCGAGGGACGCTCGAGCGCGACCTCGACGACGGGCCCGGCCGGTTGATCCGGGACCGGGACGATCGCGACGTCGACCACGACGCCGCGTTCCGTGAGCATCCGCTCGAGGTCGGCCGCGGTGAGCTGCCGCATGACGCGCAGATATTGCTTTTCGGTGCCGCGCTGGCCGTTCCACTGGCACCAGGCCTGCGCGAGCGTCATATGACGGAGAAAGGGACGAGGATCGCACTGCGGAGAGACGGACGAAGGCATGAGAGGAGGCCGTTTCTGTCGACGCGGCGTCCCCCTGTTATGCTGCGGGGAGCCCGTTGACCGGTAGCTGCGGTTGTCGGGTTAGGCGTCGTTCGGTGCTCTAACACCGGGCGGCGCCGCTTCTTGCTGACCCACTAATCATACGGCATGGCCGTAACGCTGTCAAGCCCTCATTTCGTGCAGCGATCAAATATCGTGTGTGGCTCAGCTTGACGCACGCTACGGCTAAGCCGTAGTATCAAGACGCATGACGATCGCCGACGAAATCCGCGCGCTCCGCGCAGAGCTAGAGGAGGACACGACGACGTTTGCCGCCCGCTGGCTCAAGTCACGACGCACCATCGAAGACTGGGAACAGGGCCGTCGGCAGCCCGAGGCGTTCGTGCTCGAGAACATCCGGAAGCTGGCCGCACGCACGAAGAAAAAGAAACCCACGAAATAATCACGTCCCGCGCAGTCCGCCGCTTGACATCCTATCAGATTGTATATACAATATATCTCAGTGCTGATTGAGTTCGACCCGGTGAAGGATGCGCTGAACCGGGCGACCCACAACGGGATCAGCCTGGGCGACTACGCGGCGATGGATTTGGCCGCGGCGATCGCCTTCACCAGTCCCCGCCACGGCGAGGCGCGCATGGTGCAAGTCGGGCCGATTGCCGGACGCCTGCATGTCGCGGTCGTCACGTATCGCGGCGCGGCGACGCGCGTGATCAGCCTACGAAAAGCGAATCCCCGAGAGGAGCGATGGTATGCCCAAGCGACGCGTCCATGATCCCGAGAATCCGCCCCTGACGGCGCAGGAGTTCGCGCAGATGCGGCCGGCGCTCGAGATCATGCCGCCCGGGGCCGCCGCCGCGTATCGTCGGGCGCGTGGCCCGCAGCAGACGCCCACCAAGCAGCCAGTGAGTCTCCGCGTCGATCGCGACGTGCTCGCGGCGTACCGCGCCACGGGGAAAGGCTGGCAAGCGAGGATGACGGCCACGCTCGCCGCGCATGCGCCCCGCCGCGCCAAGCGGCCGGTACGGCGAGCATCTTAAAGTGGCGCGCACCGCCGCCGCCTTACGGCGCGAGCGTCTGGTAGGTCAGGGTGAAATACACCCCCGTCCCGTTCGCGAAGAACGACAGATACGCATCCGACGCCGACGCCGCCGCCGATCCGACCACGCCGAATTGCGCGGCGCCATTGAGCGCCAGGAGCGACGCGCGCGTATACGGCGCCGCCGCCGGCCCCGTGACCACGATCGCGCCCACCGTGTCGCCACTGATCGGAAACGGCAGGCCCGCCACGAACGTGGGCGAGCCCGTGCCGATCGCGCCGACCGTCAGCGTCCCCCGCGCGACCACGAGCGCCCCCGTGCGGACATACGTGCCTTCCCGCGCGGTGTAGGTCGTGCTGCCCCCGAGACTCGGAAACCAGGTGCCCGTGATCACCGCCTGCGCGGCCGGCGTCCCGGACACGTTGTCGATCGTGCGCACGATCGCGCCGTTGCACACGCCCGCGGTGCCCGTCGCATCCTGCAGCACGAACTTATAGCTGTTCGCCGGCGTCAGGAACGCCGACCAGCGGCCCGCGGTATCCGTCACGATCGGATTGCTGTTCGGCACCGTCAACGCGACGTCCGTGTACGTCGGCGTCGGCGTCGTGGTCCCCGCGAGGTAGGTGCAGACTTTCGCGCCGCTGATCGGGTTGCCGTTCGCGTCGAGCACCGTTTGATACAGCGCCGGTACGAGCGTGCCCGTGGCGGCCTGCGGTGAGCGCCCGATCATGATCACGCCCGCGGCCACCAGACCCGCGACGACGCAGCCCCTCACCCACGCCGCCCGCGTCGAGCTCTCGTTTTGGTGCGTCGTGATCCTGTTCATCGTCGGGTTGTCCTTTATTGCTCTGGCGCCGCTTGCCGATCCGCCGCGCGTGGAAACACCAGTGGCGCCGCCGGCGCCGGCCGCGCCTGCGCCGTATTCGCCACTTCCGCCCAGGCGGCCCGCGCCGCCGCCGCTCCGCTCATAGACGGCGCCTTCCCCGACGCCTTCGCCGACAGATCGAGCGCCCGATTGACGAGCGCGATCCCGCGCGGCGTATAGAGCAACTTCGCCAGCGCATAGCCCCCGACCTGCGCCTGCAGCGCGATCAGCGGACTCGTAAACACCGCCATCGCCGCGGCCGTCGCGGCCGTGGTCGCCGTGCCACTCGGATTCGGGTTCGCCGCGATCCGCTTCGCCAGCGTGAAAAAATTCTCGAGGCGTTGCACTTGGAGCGGCCCGCCGAACAGCAGGCGCTTCGTTTCCGGCCCGAGCGCGTGCCACTCCGCATAGAGTTTGTCGGCGTGCTGGAACTTCCCCATCTCCGTCGCCTTGGTGATCCACTCCTGCAGCTTCGCGCGCCCGATCTCCGGCAACGTCTCCGGCGCGTGCCGTTGCACATCGCGCAAGAACGCGATCCCGGCATCATCGGGCGCCGTCAACTGATTGAACGACCCCACCGGCTCATCGCGCAGTTGTTTCGCGATCGCGCCAGCGTCGTTCACCGTCGCACGTTGCATGAAATCGTCCAGCCGCGCGACCTGCGCGTCACTCCCGAATAGCCGCCGCTTGGACTCCGCGCCCAGCCCCCGCCAGGCGTCCGCGCGCTTCGCCGGCGTGAGCTCCGCCCACTGCTCGAGCAGCGCCCGCCCCATCTCCGGCAGACTCTCCGGCGCGTGGTCCGCGAACTGGCGCAGGAAGTCGATCGCGGCGTCCTTCGGTTGCGTGAGCTGCCGGAACGTGCCCACGGGCTCATCGCGCAGCTTGTTATAAATCCCCGTCGCCTCATACTTCGCGACCGTGGCCCGGCGCCCCGCCTCAAGCGCCTCGACCGCCGCCGGCCCCGCTTTCGCCGCCGCACGATCGACAGCCGCACTCAACCGTTTGACCGCGGCCGCCGCCACGCCTTGCCCCGCCGTACGCAGCTCCGGGATCTCCGACCGCGCCATCGCCTTGAGATCCCCGAGCGCCGCATCGACGATCGAGAGCGATTCGACATCCGGCCCGGTCATGAGGCGATCGAGCGCGACCAGCGCCCGCGCCTTGTCGCCTTGCAGCGGCACGAGCTCGCTCTCCCGCTTCAGCCGGCGATAGAGTGGATCGAGCATCGCTTTTTCCGTCGCCAAGTGCACCGGCATCCCGACGTCCACGGCCGACCCCAGTAACGGTGCACTGGGATCGAGCGTCGGCCCGCGCAATGCCCCCGATGACCGGAGCCGATCCTGCGCGACCTTGAACGCGCCGCGGCTGGCGTTTGTCCACTCGCCCGTTTCGAGCGTCTGCGCGATCGCCGCTTGCATCTCGCCCCGATCGATCCGCGCCGTGCCGGGCGCCGCCTGGCGCACGTCATCAAACACCGCCGCGCCGGCCCCGCCCGTGCCTTCCACATGCTCGAGGCCGCCGCCGTATTTCGTCGGTCGCAGCAGGTACGGCGTGTAAGGTTGCGCATCGAGCTCCGCCTCGATCTGGCGCATGACCGCGAGCTCCGCCGTCGTCGGCGCCCGCTCCCCGACCGTTTTCGCCCACGTCGCGATCTCCGGATCGGCCGCCGCCGCGTCCTTCGTGATCCCGGCCGTGAGCTTGTTCAGGATTTTCCGGAACGTGCCCGAGCCCGCCGGCGCCGTGTGGACCCGTTCGACATGCGCCGGGTCCGCTTCCATCGTCCGGAGCGTCTCGTACTGCGTCGTCGCGTCGTCCCCGAACGTGCGCATCGAGCCTTGGATCCGCCCTTGCGCCGCCGTGCCGGCCGTTTCCGGCGTCACCGCGACCGGATGGACGTCGGCCGCCAGCGCCTGGCCCTCCGCCGTCAGCGCGGCGTCATGCGCCTGCGCCACGGCCCCGAGCCGGCCCCTGGCGGCCGCGCCGGCGGTCTCCGGTGTCATCGGCACCGGATGCACCTCGCCGGCGAGCTTGTGCCCCACGCGCGTCAAATCGGCATCCTGCAGCGCCTTGAACGTGCCCGCGGGGATCGAGCCGGCCAACGTGTGCCCGGCCATCTTTTGCAGCCCCGCGACCGACGGATTCGCCGTCGCCGTCGCCGCGTCCTTCCGGATCCCTTCCAGATCCGCGAACGCATTGGACGCCGCCTCTTGCGGCGTCAGCCGCGCGCCGCCGCCCGGTTGCGCGACCTTGGGCGCCGCGCCCGCCCGCGCCCGCGCCACGCCCGCCGAGACCGCCTCCGCGAACGCCTGCGGCCCGAACGTCGCCAGCCCGAGCCCCAGCGCATCCGCCCCGCCCGCCACCCACTTGCCCGCCTGAAACAGATCCGACGACCGATCGAGCGCCGGCCCGAGCACCGGGATCAAGTAGTCCACGAAATGCCGCGCCGCGGTCCGATAGTCGCCCCGGTTGTAGGCTTGCGCCGCACGGATGTACACCGCTTCCTGCGCCTTACCGATCCCGCGCACGGTATTGAGTGGCCCGTGCATCTGCGCATCGGCGTCCGTCAGCCCCGGCGAGATCCACCGCGCGACCACTTCCGGAATCAACGCGCGGCCGATCGTCCCGATCGCCGCGATCGGGTTGACCTGCTGCCCGAAATGCCGCAGCCCCGTGCCGATCGTGTTCGGATCGATCGTGGCGTCGCCGAGCGCGTCTTTTTCGTTCGTGGTCCGAAACAGCGGCGCGTCCGTAAAGGCCGCGGCCGCGACCTGATCGGCCGTGAGCGGCGTATCGGCGTACGGGGATTGTGGCGCCATCACGACACCCGCTTCGGTTGCCCGTCCGGCCCGACCGTCCAGGTCTGCCCCATGTACGGCCCGCTCGAGAAGGTGCGCCCGTGCCCTGGCGTCAACCCCGTGAGATCCGGCCCGCCGCCCGTGCCGCCCGGCTTGGCGCCGCCGATCGTCATCCGGCCGGAGATCAACTTGATCTGATCGCCCGTCGACAAGAGCCGGTTACCGCCCTCCGCCTTGAGCGCCGCGATTGACGCCAACATCTGTTTCACCGTCGCATCCGGGTTGATGAGGTTCTGCGCCTCATGCCGCGCGCCCTCCGTGAGCGCCGCGCTGGTGCCACTCGCCGACGTGATCAGTTTCCCGTATTCGTTTTGCACCGAGGCCAGGTACGTGCCGATCGCCGCCATCGCCGGATCGCCGGCCACCCGCGCCTGGAACGCCCGCAAGGACTGATTGAGCAGCGGCGATCCGCTATCGGGCATCTTGGTCAACGCCTCCGCGAGCAGGTCCGCGTTGCGGTCCGCCGTGGCAATGTTCGCCGCCGCCGCGTCGTACAGCTTTTGCTGCGCGGTCAGACTGGCCTGATTGCTCTTGAAGAACGCGCGGAGCTGCGGGACGTCCATCCCGCTCGAGGCCGCGATCGCGCCCACCTTCGCATCGATCGCGGTCCGCAGCGCGACCCCGCGCGCGTCATTCGTGCGCCCCATGCTGGGATACGCGCCCGTCTGGATCAACGTCACCGCATCCTGGTAGAGCCCGTTGGGCGTGCGCCCGATCACCGGATCGACGGCGTTCGCCTCCGGCCCCGTCGGCCGCGTGTCGTCGAGCGCCCAGGCCGGCAGGTTCGCCAGCGCGTTGTTCGTCTCGTTCCGAATCGTGACCGAGGCTTGCGGGCGATCGTCGGCCTGCTGGTACTTCTTGCGCGCGAGTTCAATGTCCGCCGGCGAGAGCTGCGCCACGGTCTTGCCCGCGAGCGCGGCCGCGCGCGTCACGTAGTCCTCGAACGACCCCGCGGCCGGCGCCGCTTTCGCCGGCGGTTGCGGCGCCATGACCTGGCCCGTAATCGGCGTGCCGTCCGCGTAGCGCCGGATCCCGTCGGGTCCGGTGTAACTGCCCTTGTACTTGTCCGCCGGATCCGGTGTCGCGCCGACGATGGTCTGCGTCGGATCGATCCCGCTCACGAGCCGATCATCCTTCCCGAGCTTGATCGGCGCCACCGTCGACCGCATCGCCGCCCCCTTGAGCGCGCGCTCCGGATCCGCCGCGACCTGCGCGAGAAACTGATCCGCCTGCGGTTGCGTCATCAGCCCCGCCTTGACCGCGGCCGCCACGCCGACCGTGGCATACGACAGATAGGCGCCCTCCGGTTGCGCCGCCGACGGCGCCCCGAGCGTCAGCACGCCCGACGCCAGCCGCGCCAGCGCGTTCGTTTGATGCTCCGCATACACCCGCTGCGATTCGCGCGCCTGCGTAATGTGCTGATTGATCGGCTCGAGCAGCCCCGCCAGCGCCGTGATGTCGGGCGTCTCCGTCGGCCCGCTGGCGCCGTTCGGCAGCGGCCCCGAGAGCTTTTTTGTCATCCCCCCGAGGTTGAACGTCCCATCCGGGTTGATCACGTCCGGATCGTTCAGGTACCCGCCCACTTGGCGCTTCATCGCCGCCAACTGATCGGCGCTCGACGCCTGGCGCTTCGCCTCGCCGAGTTGCAGCGTGCGCAGCTCCGCCTGCTGCGCGCGAATCGGCGCCTCCTCGCGCTCTTTCGCGATCTGACTCGCCGCGCCCGTCGCCGCCTGCGCGATGTTCTGGATCCCGCCCGCCCACGCGTTGCCCGCTTGCACCGCGCCTTGCGCCTGCGCGTTGCCGATCGCGATCGCGGCCCGCGCCTGCGCCTCCGGCCCGGCGCGCATCAGCTCGCCGATCGTGCCGGCGAACTCGTTGCGGTACGGCGTGTATTGAAACGGCATCCTGGCCCCCTACTGCAACGCCGTGATCCGGTACTTTTCGTCGAAGGTGTCGTTCCGGTTCGCCCGCCACATGTTGTACTGCTGCAGCCAGGTCTGGTAGTCGTACGAGCGATCCTGATCGCTTTCGTGCTGCCCGGCCTGCGCCTGCGTCTGGTAGGCCGTCATTTTCGGCGTGAACGCGTCCACCGCCCCCGTGTAGCTGATCTTGTAGGGATCGACGTACTGCGTCTGGTAGTTCGTGTTGTACCGCTGGACGGCGCCCTCGCGGTTCCGGGTGTAGTCGGCCGCGCGGTTCGTCTCGTTCAGGTTGTAGTTCGCGAACGCGTTCGCGCGGTTCGTCGTGTAGTTCTGCAGCCGGCGCGCGTCGACCGCGCCGAACTCCTGCGAGGCCGCATTCTCGCCGTAGTTGATGAAATCCTTGAGCGTCCCGCCCGTGTTCGCGACCCCGCGCGCCGCCGCGCTGTTCGTCAGCGCCTCGAGCCCTTCGCCGACCCGGAACTGATACGACGGATCGACCGAGAGATCGGCCGCCGTCGTCGGCGCATAGTCGTCATAGGCGAACGGCGTCGCCGAGGTGTACTCG